AGTAGTGCCTATTACATCTAACTGACTATTCATAGTTGTATTATTAGCAACTTCTAATGTATTATGTAACGAAGTAGTGCCTATTACATCTAACTGACTATTCATAGTTGTGTTATTAGCAACTTCTAATGTATTATGTAATGAAGTAGCATCTATAACATCCAACTGACTATTCATAGTTGTGTTATTAGCAACTTCTAATGTATTATGTAATGAAGTAGTGCCTATTACATCTAACTTAGAATTCATAGTTGTGTTATTAGCAACTTCTAATGTATTATGTAATGAAGTAGTGCCTATTACATCTAACATAGAATTCATAGTTGTATTATTAGCAACTTCTAATGTATTATGTAACGAAGTAGTGCCTATTACATCTAACTGACTATTCATAGTTGTATTATTAGCAACTTCTAATGTATTATGTAATGAAGTAGCATCTATAACATCTAACTGACTATTCATAGTTGTGTTATTCGCAACTTCTAATGTATTATGTAATGAAGTAGCCTCGATTACATCTAAAGTTGAATTAATAGTAACTGAATCTAATACCTCTAAATTACTATGTATTAAACTATCTCCTAATACATCTAACGTTGAATTCATTATTACTGTTTCTGAAACTTCTAAACTACTATCTAATGATGTTGATCCAAGAACATGTAATGAAGAATTCATAGTTGTATTGTTAACAACTTCTAATGTATTATTAATTTTAGCAAAACCATCGACATATAAATTTCCAGAGAATGGAGAATTCTTTTCTATATTAATACCATTTCTTATTGTAATATTTTCTACTATTAAATTATTATCTAAAGACAATGTAAATTGATTATTTAATAGTTTTGAATTAATTTGATTTTGTGTTCCATATATTTTTAAATTTTCATTTAATAAATTAACATTACCTTCTGTATTCTCAGTATCTAACAAATTTAATGTTGTGCTTATAGTACTTGTAGATACATTCGTGATTCGACCATATTTATCTACATTAAATGTAGGAATTTCTGTTTTATTACCAAAACTTCCATAAGAATTTTTATTAATATCTTCTAATTCTAATTCTAAATTCATTATTGAACTATTATTTTCATTACCTTCTATTAAAACACTTCCTTTTACGTTACCATTAACATTTAATTCTCCAACTACACCATCTAAATTACCTATAAATAATGAAGATATTACATTTCCTGGATTTATAATTGTATGTATTGAATCAATATTTCCAACAATAATATCGTCATATACATATATATTTCTTAATGATTCTCCTGTTCCAAGTGTCCAATTATATTCTGTAGTTAAAAGTTCTAATGTCTCTAAAGATTGTAAAGTAGTTATAGCCATATATTTATTTGTATAAATTATTTACAAATAAATATATCATCATTGATTAAATAGTTCTTTAAGTATTATACTATTTCCTGGATAATTCATGATAGCAGGTAAATAATCATCTTCGACAGGATCTTCGTCATATCTTAAATTTTTACCTTTTAGTTTATATGTAATTGTATTATCTGTATTAGCTTTATCTATATAATTAAATATGAAAACATCTTCCATTTCACTTAATATATTAGTGCCCAAATTTGTATCACATATAGTTATATTTGTATTATCATATTCTTTTACAATTTGTAAATTAATCTTACTATCATGAATAAAAGAGCATCTGTAGTTAATTCTAAATAAAATTTCTATATTATTACTAGGATCTACAGGTGTAATTGATAGATTATATGTATCAATATCAAATAAATTATTATCATTTATTAAAATAATATTTCCACATAAATCAGATGTATTTTTATGTACATACTTAATTAGTGTCTTTTGCCCAGATGAACTTATTAATTCTGATAAATTTTTTCCATTTATTATTAGTTTCCCATTCGGATCAAACATGATAGTATTATTATTAATATTAATAGTATTACTTAAAAATAGTTCTTTCCATTTATTACTACTAGAGCCTAAACTTTGTGTGCTATCTTTTGGTAATAGATTATAGTTATTTTTAACATAAATATTATTATTTGTATTATCGACCTCTAGTTCTGAAATTGCATCAAATCTAATACTTTCAATATTTGCTTGACTATCAATACTAAAACTTATATTATTACCTTTAATAAAGCGTAATTTTTCATCTTCATCAATTGTAATAGTTTCTACTCCGCTATTTGTATCTACTAATATATTACTAAATCCACCACTTCCACCTCCACCACTTCCACCTCCACCACTTCCACCTCCACCACTTCCACCTCCTCCACTAACATATTGCCCAACAATTATAATTATAGTTTTATCAACTATATGTAAAAAGTCATATGCTTCTATCGATAAAATTAAAATGTTTGGATTACTATTATTGCGAATTACACTTAATATTTTAGCGTATCCCGAATGATCTGTATTAGTATTTAAATAAATAAATAAATTATTGCCAAAATATTCAGAAAAATTAGTTTCTATAGTAAAGCTTTTTACATCTCCTTTTTGCATTTCAGTATATTGTGAAACATTTTTTATTATTCCAGTTCCTAAAGCTCCAATATCACCTTTTACACCTTTAATACCAGGCATTCCAACAAGTGAAATATTAGTTAAACTTCCTAATATTAAATCATTATATGCTAGTATATTTGCTGAATTATCATTTATATCTATTATTTTAGCATAACCACTACCATTTCCATTTGTATTCAAATAAATATATACATCAGAACCAAAATTATTTAAGTTATTTGATGATATATCTATTATACCTTGATTACCATTATTTATAGTAATAAATGTATTACTTATTGCTGTTACTAATGGACCAGGAGGACCTTGTGGTCCTATTTCACCAATATCCCCTGTAGGACCAATTGGACCTACTAATGTTATTATTGCATCTGAGTATATATCTAAATTATTTAATGCTTGTATTTGTAAAGTTGTTGTAGTTGTACTTCTAGTAGTATCATATATTATATTATTTTTATCATGATTTACTATTTTAGCATATCCAGAACCTGATAAACTTTTACTTTCTAAATTACTTATAAATATATATGCTTGCTCTTCAAATAAATTTAAAAAATTTGATTTTATTATAATTTCTTTAATTTCTCCTTCATTTGTATCTTGATTTATGGTTAAAGTTTTATTAACTGTTTCATAGTATGTTCCTGTTACTAAAGGTCCGGGAACACCAGTATTACCAATTGGTCCAGTTGGACCAGTATCACCAGATAATCCAATCTGTCCTTGTTCTCCGCGTTTGCCTTGTGGACCACGAGGACCAACAATTGCTTCTTTTGTACATGATTTTAATTTATCTGTTTGATATTCTGAAAATGTCGTATATTTTTTATAATTCATATTATTATTATTTATAATTGGTATATAATAATTTTTTTATTCTTATATTTATAATTAAAACTTAATACTTTTTTCTCTCTATCTATAATCATTATAAATTTTTAAAGATTATAAAGATTTGTTAATTTTAATGAAAAAGAAAAATCTGAATTATTTAAGTCTAAAACTCTTCCAAACATATCATACAATACTATTTGTAAATTTTGTATTCTTACTGGACCAAAATATTCTCTTGGCAATGTAATAGTATTTGTTATAATACTATTTCTATACATGACTCTTGCTATTACATCACCAGATATATTTGTATTTTCTAAAAATGTCGAATACATTATTTGCTTGCTATTATTCAAAAAATCTTTTATTGCTAAAAAAAAATATTGTTCATTATCAATACTACAACTAGCTTCACTAATATATTCTGTTTTTGAAATACCTTCTTTTAATTCATTTTCTCCATATAATTCTTGCCTAAATCCTAATATCCATCCTAAAGTTAATTGTATTGGATAAACATAATTTGGTATTTCATTAATAATATTACTACAATAATTCTCGTTAACTATTTCACTATTAAATGAAAATTCTAAATTAAAATTCTCTCCTGAAGTATCATAAAATCTTATTTGTTTAGTATTTGGTATTATTTCAATATTAACATTCGTGCTATTATTTGATAAATCTTCTTGAATTGCTTTAACTAAAGTTTCTTGTGTATATTGACCGCTTGGTATTTGTATTACAACCGGATCATAACCTTCTGGATATTTACTTATTTTAAAATTATTAGAACCTAAATTTGATGATATATTATAAATTGTTTTTGGCAATTCTAAACTTATCAAATTAATTTCGGCAGTACGTTTAATTTCTAATGGCATTTGATACATAAATTTACTACTCATGTCATTTGAAAAATTTGTTATGTTTTTTCCCTTTGTAAAATTTCTAAATAATGAATTAATATTTAAAATAATGCTTGTTGACGTTTTTACTAAAGGATTGAAGTTTCCTCTTTTATAAGCTTGTAAATTTACTGTTATTGGTGTTTTTTCTATATAATTTTGAACCTGTTGACCATCTGTGTATTCATTATCCATATTTGATTGAATAACTGGGGTTGATTGTATTGGTAACAATAATCCATTATCTACGTTTAATAAATTATCAGGATTTTTTTTCTCCATTTTTTCATTTGGCAATAATGCTTTATTAAAAAATTTTTCTGGTGGAGGATGATCCGTTTCTACAATATGTAATAATTGTTGTAACTTATTCTCATCTTGTTGTTTCATATAATCTACTAATTTTGTGAATGCTTCTGTAAAAAAAACTTTAAATTCTTCCTTATTTATATTAATATTATCTTGCGAAATATCTATTTTTTGACATTTTTTAAGATATTGCTCTTTAAGATTTTGGAGAGATAAGTTTTCTAAATTTAAATTAAATAAATTAAATAATTCATCTGTTCTGTAATTTTTTATATTTAAATCCATATTAATATAAAAAATTATTATTTTATATTTCTTATTTGTTATTTGTTATTTAAGATATTTTATATTTTATGAATAATTGCTTGCTAAATTACCTTGTTTACCATTCATATGTGTATCTAGACCTAGATAATTCAACAAATCTACAATTTGTCCAACTGTTGGAACTAAAGTATTTTTTAATTTATTAATTGGAATATTTGTATCTGAATAGCCAGCTAATTGTGTTATTGATGTTGACCCTCCAATTGTTTCAAATAATGCTGTTGATTGTAAGTCAGATTCATTTAAAACCATTGATGGTGGTATTAGATAACATTGACTATTTATAAATTGTTGCGTATTATTTTGAACTTTAGAAAGACCACCTATACCAATAATGCTTTGAGTATGCTTACTACCAAAAGGCACTCCATTATTTTCTGGTAAATATAACGTGTCGTTCGGATATAATACTACCGTTGTATTTTCTAAGGGATTTAATCCATGCCATGCTCTAAATGTTACTTCATTAGTTTGATCCGCATTAAAACCACCTAATGTTAGATTTCTAGAATTTATTAAACCATGTTCTACATTAATTTGACTATGATTTAATGCTGCTATATTAGCATTAATAATATAATTATTATTCATATCAATAGTATTCATAACAGATATATTAGCGGATGTATTTCTCTTTATTATATCTATATTTAATTCTCTCGCTGTTAATGTATTTATATTACTTATATCATTATTATTCATATTTATATTTTTAATTACTGATATATTTGAAGAATAATATGAATCTAATATATTACCTCTTAAGGTTGTTGCTTTTAAAACATTACCTCTTAGATTATCACCACTTAAATCCCATGTTCTATTTAGTTCTTGATTTGTAGGATCAGATAATGTCCATAATAAATATCCTCTGTTTTGTTTGTCATTACTATCATGTGTATCTACAATAATTCCAGCCGGGTCTGTATGAGAAAGACCTGAACCCGATAAATTTGCATTTAAAGTAATAAATCTATCATTTATAGTTAATGTTTGACTATTAACTGTAATAGTTGAACCATTAACAACTAAATCACCAATTATATTAATACCTTTATTCAATCTAATATCATCTTGAAATGTAATATATGGTGAACTACTATCTTCTAATGATATAGTATTAATATTTAATGTATTACTAAATATTGTATCTACATTATTGATATTATTATAATTCATATCAATACTATTTGAAAAAACAACATTTGGACTTCTAACGGTTTCTATATTATCTGTATATAAAGTTTGACTGGTCAAACTATTTATGTTGCTAATATCTTGGTTACTCATATCAATACTATTTTGAAAAATAATACTATTTTGAAAACTATCACCTTCATCTGTATTTTTTTCTATAATATTTATTACTAAATTATCTCCTATAAAACTTCCATTATTTGCTGTAATATTACTATTAACAATTATTTCCGAATTAAATGTTGTATTTCCATTAATACTATTTATACTATCAACATTTATTCCGCCTGTAAATGTATTTATACCTGTAAATGTATTATTATCTTTTAATAAATTTGTTATTATTTCTATACCTTTTTCATTAATAATTCTTAAAATTTTATTTGTTAAAAAAATCATTCTATCAAGAAGCCAGTAACCTGGTGGACTAACAGTCATATATATTATGTAAATAATATACTTGAAATAATTTTACTAAAAATCATCTGAAAATTCAAATGCGTCTTCTTTATTTTCACATTTTGTTGCTAAAGCATATTCTCCTACTCTCTTTTCAAAGAAATTTGTTTTTCCTTCAATGCTAATATTTTCCATAAAATCAAATGGACACGATACACTATAAATTTTATCATATCCTAATTGTAATAATAATCTATCAGCAACAAATTCAATATATTGACTCATTAATTTTTGATTCATTCCAATAAGATTACACGGTAAAGCTTCGCAAATAAATTCTTTTTCAATAGAAACAGCTTCTCTTACTATATTATTAATAATATCATTTGATAATTTATTTTCTAATTTACTATAAAGAAGTATAGCAAATTCTGTATGTAAAGCTTCATCACGACTAATTAATTCATTTGAAAATGTTAATCCCGGTAATAAACCTCTTTTTTTTATCCAATAAATTGAGCAAAATGCTCCTGAAAAAAATATTCCTTCTACACAAGCAAAAGCAACTAAACGTCTAGCAAAAGAAGAATCTTTATCTTTTATCCATTTTAACGCCCAATCTCCTTTTTTTCTAATACATTGATAATTATTTAAAGCATTAAACAGTTTGTTTTTTTCGATTGAATCTTTAATATATGTTTCTATTAATTGACTATACATTATAGAATGAATATTTTCCATTGCGATTTGGAAACCATAAAATGCTTTTGCCTCTGCTAATTGAACTTCTGACATAAATCTTAAACCTAAATTTTCTAGCACAATTCCATCGCTCGCAGCAAAAAAAGCTAAAATCATAGAAATGAAATGTTGTTCATTATCACTTAAGGTTACCCAATCTTTGTAATCTTTCGATAAATCGACTTCTTCAACTCTCCAAAAACAATCTTCAGCTTTTTTATACATATTCCATACATCATTATCACTAATTGGAAACATTACGAAACGATTATCGTGTTCCGTTAGTAAAGGCTCAATTATTTTTTGTTCCATCCTAAATAATATTAGTATAGATTTTTTATATAATTTTAATAATTTATAAAAAAAGTATTAATATAATAATAAATATTATATATTAAATATATAATGCTAACAAATTGTCAAGATGTTGTTAAAAATAAATTAATGTTAGAAATAAATAAAAGAAAGGAAATTTTAAAAGATGAATATAAAATTTTACAAGAAAGAAAGAGAGAAAATAATTTTTTGGAGCAAGTTTATAATGACTATAAAAATTATTATTCACTAATTATTGAAGAAAAACAAAAACAATATGAAGCTTTACAAAATATTTCAAATTATTTAGATTCTTTAATCGAAGAAAGTAAAGTCGCAAAAGATACATTAGAAGAAGTTAAAAATGATAAATATAAAATTTTAGGAAAAATAGAACAAGTTCGTTCTGAAATTAATGATTATACTTTACAGTAAATAATATTGTTATAATATATAATTATGGCAAATGCTGAAGATATTGCACAAGTAAAACAGCAAATAACAGAAAAAATTAATTCTGTATCAGGAAATATTACAGCTATTAATAATTTCACTCAATCTTTAAATCAGGCTCTTAGATTTTTAACATCAAAAATAACCGAATTAAAAAACCAAGGTGCTGAAGGTCAACAAAGAGCACAACAATTATATGAGGAATTAAATGCTATTTTAGATCAAATAAATGGTATTGATGAAGTATCACCTGACTTTGTAAACGCTATCAATTCAATAATTCAATTAGCTAATCAAGAAAAACCAAATGATCAAGGTGAGATTCCTGTGTTATCATTACAAGCCGGTGGAAAAAAATCGAGAAAATCTAGAAAATCGAGAAAATCGAGAAAATCGAGAAAATTGAGAAAATCGAGAAAATCTAGAAAATCGAGAAAATCTAGAAAATCTAGAAAAATAAAAAAAGGCGGTTATCGCTATAATAAAAAAGTTTTATCAAAAAAAAAATCTCCTAGAAGAAAAATAAAATAGATACAATACTAACTAATTTATTAATATAATATTCATAATTTTTTATATATTATAATATTATATATGAATACTGCTTCATTAAAAAAACAAATTAAAAACTTAGGTCAAAGTAAAATAGTTTTATATATTTTATTAATATTAGCTATAACTAATTTATTTGGGTATTTAATGAGTGAAAATTTTACAGCTGTTTTTATGTTTTTAGTAATTGGTTATTTAACTACATATTTTACCGATAATATGATTATTGTTTTTGCTGTATCAATATTTGCTACAAATTTTGCGGTTGCTATGAATTACAATAGATATAGAGAAGGTATGGCTACTGAAAATAAAGGCGGTGATGAAAAAAAAGATACTTCAAATGTAAAAACATTATCTGATAGAAAAGGTTCATATAAAAATTTAGATTATAATCCTTTAACTGGTAAAAAAGCTAAAAATTCTAATACAGTTGATGCTATGGAAGATGCTTTAAAAGATAACAAAATGCCAGACAATCCAGTTATTATAGATAAGAAAAAGGAAAAAGATGATGTCGAAGGAACCTCTTGTACTGGTGATTCTTGTAAACAGCGAAGTAAAACAGTCCAAATAGAAAATGCGCATGCTGCTATAGATAATTTATTAAACAATCCCGATGAATTAATAAAACAACAGCAAGCTATTGAACAAACAATAGCAACATTAGAACCCATGATTGATAAAGTTGAAGGTATGATGAATAAAATTGGTGGAAGTAAAATAATGGATTTGATTGGTGGTTTAGGACCATTATTAGGACAAAAAACTCAGCAATAAATAATATATTAATTTATAAAAATACAAATATATTATTTTCATGTTATTTTGTCTTATTTTGTCTTATTTTGTCTTATTTTGTCTTATTTTGTCTTATTTTGTCTTATTTTGTCTTATTTTGTCTTATTTTGTCTTATTTTTGTATTTATAATTCCACCAGTTTGCTGGATTTTATATGAAAAAATATAATCAAAAATACTACTGAAAAAATTCATAATTATATTCTTAAATGCTAGAACTATCATAATAAATAGTATTACCAACGCAGCGGTTCCCAACCATTTATATTTATTAGGATCAAAATTTTGAAGTGTATCGCCAAATATAGAAGTTTTTGGAGTATTAACCAATAATTCACCGTCTTCTCCCACTGGTTGACAATCAATATAAATATCACCACCACTTGAAGAACCTTTCATTGAAGGTGGTCCCTTACTTTTACCAAATTCATCAGGAGTTGGTTTTATTTCAACATTTTGTTCTTTAATAATATTATTTAGTTTATTTAATATATCTTCAGGTATATTTATTGGACTATTTCTTGTATTTTTGCTAAATACTACATAATTTACTAAAACACCACTTCCACAAGAATAAGGGAATGTTCCTCTATAGTAATAATATATTGTTCTCGGAATATAATCGTTTAAATTAATAGTCATACCATTTAATTCACTTGATTGATTAACATCACTTTGAGCTGCTATATTTATCATATTTTTTATATCATTAGATGATTGTGTTATATTTCCCCCCTTAATTAAAGGTATTGAAACAATTAATTTATCAGGCCCATTTATATTTTTATGAATAATTAAAAATTCTCCATCTGCTTTTGTTCCTCCATAAATATGTAATGATGGGTTATAAATTCTTATTTCTTCAATTTGATAAGAATTATTATTAAAAGTTGTTATTGTATTATCTTGAATAATAAGTAATAAATATTCATTGTTATAATTTTTAACATAACCACTTGTATTTTCATAAAAATATGAATAGTCACATTTACCTTTACAATCTTTAGCAGATGAATCTATTATATTTATAGGTGCGGTCGCCGATTCACACGTCATTAATATATATTTATAATAAAAATATATAATAAATATATATGAATAAAAGTAAAATTAATAATAAATATAATAAAAAATATACTAAGATTACAAAAAAGAATACTAAAAAGAAATTTAGAAAAAATAAAATTAAAAATAATAATAAAAAAAATAATTTTACTAACAAAAAAAATAAACCAACTAATCTTAGACAAATTTCTCTCAAAAAATATAATTCTGGAGGAAGTAAATTAAAAGCAAAAGTTAGAGATTCTATAGCTACCGGAGAAATTACTAAAGAGCAAGCTTTGAAAAATAAAAAAACAAAAAAGAAAATTAGAATTACTGACCCTAATGTTCCAGTTGGAAAATTAACAGAACAACAACAAATTGCTAGAGCGCAGGATTTATCTAGAAAAGATGAGGAAGAGAAAAAAAAGCGCGAAGCTGCTATTAAATTACAAAACTTAGCACGACGCAAAAAAGCTAAAAATACATTAGAAGCAAAAAAAGAAGAGAAAAAAATTCAACAAGCAAAAGAGATAATTGGAAAAGCTGTTTTAAAAAATAAACAAAAAAAGGAACAAAAACTTTTATTAGATAAACAAGTCAAAGAAGAAAAGGCAAAACAGACTATAAGTAATGCCGTCTCTAAAATAAAATATAAAAAAAAAAGTATTGAAGAACAACCTTCTAGACCACAACCTCCTCCTCCACCTCAACAAGAACAACCACCTGATTCTCCTAAACAACTACCACCTGATCCTCCTCCTCAACAACCTTATAGACCACCCTCTCCTCCACCTCAACAACAACAACCAATAACACCTAACCCAGATATACCAGATGATATGAGCGAATCTTTTGAAGAATATCAACAATTCATCGATGAAAATAAAGAACTAGAGAAAAAAATATTAGATTTGACTAAAAAAATGGGTTATTATGATAGTATAATAAATAAATTAGGAAAGACAAAGAAAGAAAATTTATCTGTTGAAGAATTAGCTAAATTAAAACATGCTCAAAAAGAAAAAAGTAAATTAGAAAAACAAATTACTTCATTAAATAATAGACAAAAAGAAATAAAAAATAAAATTTTAAATAATAAATTAGGAAAGTCAAAAATACCAAAAGATGATAAACCCCAGGAAATACCAAAAACAAATGATACTGATATGTTATCAAAGAAACAAGAAATACAAGCTATAATATCTCAAATACAAATATTACAAAAGGAAATTCTCTCTGAACAAGAAAAAATAGAGTCAAATATTAAAAATGTAAATCAAGATTTAAGAGGAGATTTAAAACAATTATTGAACAAATTAAAAGGTGAATATCAAAATTTAGAAAAATTAGCTTCTCCAACGCAAGGTTTGGTTAGAGACGCGCAATATTATATGACATTTGGCAAAGGGAATAATGGCAGCACGCGTTTATTAGATGTTCAAGGGCCAATTGGGATAAATGCTAATGAATTACTTTCATTATTAAATAGTAGTTCATCATCATAAAAAAAATATTTCTATATATTAATGAGATTTATTACTGTCGCATTTATTATATTATTATTAATAGTTATAATAAATTTAGTAAATAAAAAATCATGCGAAGGATTTGATAATAGTGAAAATTATGAATCATGTATTAGTAAAGGATTTTCTAAAGAATTTTGTTTACAAACACCAGCTTCTATGTTTTTTCCAGGAACATGTAGATGTGACAATGGTTCAATCGGTTATTATTTACCAGGTTTTGGTGGAAAATGTATGTGTGGTTATTATAATTAATCAGAGCGACTCCTATAAATCATATTGGTGTTGTAATTATTTACATAGAGAGTATTTTCTATGTGATTAATTATATTCTCATTATAATTTCTGTTAATATATTCATTATAATTTCTGTTAATATTGTTTATATAATTATTATAATTGTTGTAATTGTTATAATTGTAGTTCATAGTTTCTCCTGTATTATCACTTGGTGTAGTAGGACGTTCCATTATTCCAATTGGATTAGTTTGTCTACACATAGGACAGTTATTATTAGAATCACACCATCGATGGATACAACTTGTATGAAATTTGTGACCACAATTTGTAGTTTCTTCTTCACAAACAATTTGTTCCATACAAATACAACATTCTGGAATTTCTACAGCAACACATGTTTCTTCTCTTTCTGATTCTCGTGTTATGTTTTCTAATTCTATATTGAAATCTTTTATTAATAAAAGATAAATTTCATTTTTTTCATCATCATTTAATTCACTAGTATTGATGATACCATGTAGATTTTTTACAGCATTTGAACGGCGAAGCCTTTGAACTTGTTGTCTCCGTGTAGTAGTCATTTTGAAAATTCAATGAATAATGTATTTTCTTTTTCTTTTTATTTAATTAAAATTAAAAAGTATTTCAATTTTAATTAATTTATTTATTTTTTTGCTTTACCAAGTTGTAAACCAAAATTATTCATTAGATATAGCATAATAATAATTGTCGTATTTTACTTCATTTTTGATACTTCTACTCATTTTAGATGCTGAAATATTTTCTTCTAATGCTGCTTTTGCTATTGATTCCCACATATTTAATATTGTTTTGGTTTTTAAATCAATTTTACATACTTTTTTACCACTATTAGCTTTGCTAATTCTTATATTTGTATCATTATTTAAACCAATACCATAATATCCTTCATATGTAAAATTATCATTATGTAAATGAACTGTTCCTTTTAAAACATATTCACAATTATTAAGATACATTTTTAATTCTTTTACTTCATTATTATTAATTTCTATATTAAGTTTATTTTTGTAATTTTTATATTCTTCTAACAATTTTGAATTAGCTACTCTATGATTTGGAGAGAAAGAACAATTTTCAAATAAAAAATTTTCTGTTATATTATTTATTTCTTTCTTTTTATAATTAATTGTTTTTATAGTTACACCTTTAAACCCATGAACGCATTGATTTTTCTGTTGATTTTGTAATCTACATGCTAAAAATCGTGTTCTTAAATATTTATTAAATTCTTCAAATAATAATTTTTTTGGTTTCTCTCCGTTCCAAATTCTAAATTGTCCAATTATATCTCCAGAATCCACTTCAACATCATTTCTTACAATACAACAATAGTCAATAAATTTATTAAATTTTTTATTTATCTCATTATATTCAATTAGTGAGTTATTATAAACAACTGTTTTTTCTATATTTTCAACAGTTTCTTCTTTTAATAATTTAATAGAATTTTCTAATTTTTCAATTAATTCATTCTTCTCATTTAATTCTAATTCATAATTTTTTATTTTTTCTTCTGAACTAGATAATGTATTAAATAATTCTTCATTTTCTTTTTTTAAATTTGAATTTTCTTCTAATAATTTATTGAAATTTTCAATACTATATGTCTTTTCAGAAATAATATCTTTAATATATTTTGATATGCGATTGATAGTAAAATAGGTTTCATCATATGCAAATATTTCATTCTTATTTTTTCCATTTATTTCAATAGTTCGCAAATGTTTTTTAATTTTTAAATATCCTTTTATAGTATTTTCTATTTCTTGTCTATTATGAACCTTAAAAACATCACGAAGAATAAAGTTGTTGTATGTTTTATGATGGTCCTGAACTCTTAATGGAAGATTGTTACTATGTCCAAATTTAATTAATTTTTCTCCTTTGTCATTACTATTATCAATAGTTCCAAAATAAATACATTCTGTATTTACTGGAAATTGAGAAATTAATGTTTTTTCAATTGTTTTATATTTATCTTGATTCGCATTTTTTAATAAATTATTTTTTTCACTAATCTCATTATCTTTTATTAATAATTTATTTTTCATTTCTGTTGCTTCTTCTTCTAATACTTCTTGAATTAATTCTTCTAATTTGATATAATATTCGTGGATTTCATCTGCTTTTTTTGTTTGAGCTTTTAAGCATAGCGATTTAAATGTTTTAATATTTAAATAATATTTTTGAATATTATGTCCACCACTGCCTTTATTTTTTGCTCCTGATGCTTCAGGAACAAAATTTTGTTTATTAGTATTTTCAATAATATTTTGCTTAACCTCATGGTTAAGCAAAAGTTTATAATGTTTATTTAATATAAAATTTTTATCTAATAATAATATCGCTTTTTGTTTAGTTGCAAATCCCAACCATTTCCATATATTATCTAAATCTATAATATAATCTTCTGTTTTATGATAATTTAAATAACTATAAAAACTAGTTATAAATATTTGTTGTTCATATTCATTAAAGTTTTTTTTTACTTTTTCTAAAAATTTATTATTATGAGTATCAGACAATTTTGTAATAGGGTTGTTAGTAATCAAATCAACAATATCTAAACTAGACATTATTTATAATTATATTTATACATATTTCTTTAAGTTTTATTTGTTTTTATATTTGAAAGCAAAATTATAAAAACAAAATATTTATTAAAAGAATATAAAAGAAAATAGATAGTTATTATATAAATAGTATTACCATTTGTTCTTTTTAACATTGATTTTAGGACCTTTACGCTTATTATTTGATGCGGAATTTGGGTCATACATTTCATCTTCATCATCTGAACCAAGATTCTTAGACATTTCCCAGAATTCTTTGGAACCTAACTTAAAATCCTTGTGTGGTTCCGCCTTATACCAGAAAATTTGGTCCTGTAATTTATTTGAATGAACATTGTTATTGATTACCAAACACTCGAAGTTTTCTGTGCATTGGTCCATGACTTGACAAAATGCCTCGAATGTTGGAAACATACCTGCATAATTTTCATAAATACGCTTTCGATTTGCGATATATGGTTCTCTTAAAATGAAGACGTAATCAATGTTAGTTCTGAGCGTTGGCGGGATACCTAAAGGATATTGCATTGTTATGACCAACATGATTTTCCAATGACGCCCATTCATGAACAAAAGTCGCATCATCTTATCACGAGCCCATGTATTATCATAAAGGCAATCATCTAAAATAACAAATGCGCGAGGGTCAATTGAAGTTTTTCTATAATTTTCCAAATCTTGTTTAACTCTTTTAAGGACTGTTTTTTGACGTTTTAATATATTTTCAATAATAACTGTATTATATTCATCATGAATAAATAATTTGGGAACATGACTACCATAGAAACCGTTTCCGGCTTCGGTTCCAGATATAACAGTTCCAATAGGAATATCTTGATGATAATAAAGTAAATCTCTAACTAGATAACTCTTTCCAGTATCGCGACGACCAATTAATACAACTACAGGCCCCTTATTTTCATCTGGTTTAAAAGTAATTTTTTTCATATCAAATTTCTTTAATTCTAAACTCATAATAATTTATTATATATTATTGTTTTTATATTAACGAAAAACATAAAAATAAAATTTATTAATAAATTAATTAAGATAAAATTTTTAATTTAAAAAATATTTAATAATTATTGATTAATGAATCTAAACTACAAAAAAAATAATAATGAGATTCTTTTTAGCAATTTCAGAAATAAAGAATTACTGAATGTAGATGACCCACAAAATTATATTCCTTTATACGAAAAATTCTTTTCCTTGAATGAAAATAATTTTAACTCAATTAATTTGAATAACAAAAAACGCATTACAGAAATAAGTGAAAAAGTAACAGAAAATAAATATAAAATAAAATATGAAGATACCGAAACAAATACTATTCATGAAACAGAATTATTTTTCAAACTCAGCCCTTTATTAGATCCTATTAAATTTTTAGCTGGTAAATATGATGTTAATGATGAAAATATATATAAATTACCAAAATTAATTGATAATAGTGTTTTAGAAAAAATAAGAGATAATAATAATTGTTCATATGTTGATGGATTTTTCTCATACTTATCTTCACAATTATATAATAATTATGGATTTTTACATGGAATAGACTTTTATGGTTCTTTTCTTGGAATTAAAAATAATTACATAATTGATATTTGTGATGATATGGAATTTTTAGAAGATAAAGATTTTTTTTACAAAAATATTAATAATTTTTTCCATTTTTTGAACCCCGATTATGAAAGTATAATAAATAATAATTCTCGTGATAACAAAAAAAGATTAGAATTTGATGATGATGAAACTGAATTAATGAATATTGAAGAGTTAAATAATCAAAAAACTGTATATGATGATTTAGAAAAAGATTTTTCAAATATTAATATCAATGAAAATGATGTCGATATGACTGATGAAAAAAATGATGAAAATATTAATATAGATAATAATATAGATAATAGTATAGATATATCTGATAATACTGATAGTATTGATGATATAGTTGATAATATATTAGAATCTAATAATGAAGATAATATAATAGAACAAAAAGAATTAATATTTGAAACTTTATCATTAAAAGATCGTGAAAGTAGTAAAAGTAAATCAAATTCTTCATCTTCTTCATGTTCTTCACGTTCATCTATTACAAATGAAGATTCTGAAAGCAATGAAGATGACGAAGAAGGAGAAAGTTCTGAATCTTCTTCCAGTGAAATGGATGATGTATTTGTTTCAATAGATAAATTTCCTATTCAAATTATAGCATTAGAACAGTGTAAAAATACACTAGATTACTTATTAGTTGAAGATATTGTTAATGAAGAAGAATTAGGGTGTATTGTTATACAAATTCTAATGATTCTCATAACATATCAAAAACTTTTTGATTTTACACATAATGATTTACATACAAATAACATTATGTATATTGAAACTGAAAAGAAATATTTATATTACAAATATAATGATAAACATTATAAGGTGAAAACATTTGGTAAAATTTTCAAAATTATTGATTTTGGTAGAGCAATATATAAATATAAAAATCATTTAATGTCTAGTGATAGCTTTCATAAAGATGGTGATGCTGCTACACAATATAATTTTGAACCTTATTATGATAATGAAAAACCAGTTATTAAACCAAATCCAAGTTTTGATTTATGTCGCTTAGGTTGTTCTATGTTAGATTATATTTATGAATTATATGATGATATTGATAAAATTAAATCTCCAATACATAAAATTATAATTAATTGGTGTAAAGATGACAAAGGTAGAAATGTTTTATATAAAAATGATGGTGAAGAGAGATACCCTGACTTTAAATTATATAAAATGATTGCTAGAAAAGTTAATATGCATATTCCTTCTCAAGAATTAAAAAATAAATATTTTGATAGATTTGTTGTTAGCAAAAAAGAAATAAATAAGAGTGCTAAAATATTTAATATTGATACATTAGAAATTTAACTGTCATCTATTTTTTCTATATATATATTATCACATAATTTTTTTATTATTTTCTCTCTTCCATCATCAACTGATTTTCCACATTCACTCATTAACTGTGCAAATTCTTCTTGTTCTAATGAATTATTCATATAATTTGGATGTTTTTCTAACCATACATTCAAGTTTTTTAATTGTTTTGATTCAACGCTTTTCAATGCTTTATTTATATATTCTTTATTATCATCTTTTTCCCATTTATCATTTTTTACATATAATGTTTCTCGTTTCTTATCAGTACAATGCATTGGTCTTTCATATAACGATAGTTTATTCATATTTTCTATTATTATATTACTTATACCATTTACTTGTCCTTTTTCTTTTGTTGTTAATAAGTTTTTCATGGAAACTTCTATTTTATCTATAAACTCATCCATTGATAATGCATCTTTACATTTTTCATTTAAAAATACATTAATATTAAATTTATTTTTATTATTACTGTTAATATTATTAATATTGTTACCAACTTTTGGAATTAATTCACTTATTTGTTCTTGTTGTTTTAATAATAATTCATGAAATTCATTGTTTTTTTTTACTACTTCTAAAAACATTGTTTTATAATCTATTTTATCTTCATTTATAAAAATTTCATTATCTTTTAAATTATTACATTTCTTTTTATGATTATATAAACTAGAATGATGTTTATAAATTTTTCCACAATTACAAATATGTTCTTTGGAGAATTTTGGAGAATTTTCTGTAGTATTTTGTAGTATTTCATTATTTTTATGTTTTATGCTCTGTAAATGTTTATTGTAATCTCCTTTTTTAATACAAAAATACTTACATTTTTCACAATGAAATTTTTTTGAGAATATTGAAGAATTAATTGTAGTCATTTGTAGTATATATAGACTACATAAAAATTCTCCTAAATCTTTTTTAAAAAAGTATAAAAATTTTTCAATAACACTTTTAATTTTTCAAAAATAGAAAATAGACCATTATGCTTTAAAGTCATTTTTCGTTTTTTTTGTCAATTCTCAAATCGAAAAATTAAAATTGGACATTTTTTTATGTCCATTTTTGAAAAATGGAATGAAGAATTAAAAATAAAAAAAAACGTTAATTGTTACTGACCAAACTATTATTTTATAAAATAGAATATAATTATTTATTTTATAAACCCTCATCGTCTGTTTTTTCGATATATACATTATCACATAGTTTTTTTATTATTTTCTCTCTTCCATCATCTATTGATTTTCCGCATTCACTCATTAACTGTGCAAATTCTTCTTGTTCTAATGAATTATTCATATAATTTGGATGTTTATCTAACCATACATTCAAGTTTTTTAATTGTTTTGATTCTACCTTCTTTAATGCTTTATTTATATATTCTTTATTATCATCT